GTTTATTCTAAAAGAATCCCAATCAGCTATTTTAAAATCAGATTCTAATGCATACTCTTGTGTCCCTACTACTAGTGTTAAAGAACCAGCAGTAAAGTTAAAAGGAAATTCAAATTCTCTTTGGGATATTTCTTGTATTGAACTGTTTATAGCATCTTTAACTTGTGCGCGAAAACCTGAAGCATTTGGAAAATTAGTTGCAGTTAATTCAACTTCATTCAAACGTCTAAGGGTATCATTAACTAATGTCAAGTAGGTTGTTGTCATATCTCACCCAAATTAAAGAAGGGGGTAGCCCCAATACAGAACTACCCCACAATACTTTATTATGCCAAAGTATCTCTTGCAGCAGCCGTTGGGTATGCCCCATTAGCAGTACAATCAATAAGTAAAGCATACACTCTGCATACACCTACAGCAGGATCAGCCCCTGCTAACTTTAGGTCAATCGTATCTTCAGTACCGACAAGTTGAAGATAAGTTGAAGCAGCGTTAGTAATTAGTAGATTGGTTTGTCCATTAGTACCTGCGACACCAAAAGTCCCAGCAGCACTGGTCATATCAAAACCATCCACCATGTCATCACCAGCAGCAAAGTCTAAGTCTCCTGTAACACTAGCAGTAAACGGAGTTACTATTTGAAGACCAGCGTTAAAGACTATAGTACCAACAGGGATTGTTAACATCTGAAAGATGTCCCCATTAGCAATGGTATTACCAGCAGTAATTAGTTTAGGAATATCCAGATATGCTTCAATCTGGTAAAAAGGGTTATTCCCAAAGTGTGCTGGTAAAGTACCATCAGAGTTTGCACCTACACCTGCTGTAGATGATGCAGTAAGATCAAAAGTAGCCATTGTCTATTCTCCCTTAACCTGCAATATTATAGTGAGCGCGAACTAGTGCTTCTGGACGAAGAACTTTGCGACCATATAAATGCATACCACGAACAATATCAGCAAAGCTGTCATTATCACGATATGTTTCTACCTTCTCTACTTGAGAAGCTGTAGCAACAGCAGAGTCATGCCCTGCAACAATTGCTCCGAAGTGCGAAGCAGAACCATTGGTATCAATTGTACCTGGTCCTGTACCTATTGATGGTAAATTGTTAGACATATAAACTCTGAAACCCCTAATTAAACCAGAGATAATGCGACCATTACGTAGAATGTCAGGATTACCTGAAGCAAAATCACTATTTAATAGTTTGGAGTTTTCGTCATTAAGCTGTTCAGCGAATACTGGATCGACAACAACCCAACGTCCATCACGGTCAACATTTTGTTGATCGAGTAAACGAGCCATACGGTTTAGCACTTCCAATGGAGTTGCTTCACCAGTAGATCCGTCTGCATGGGTTGCGATTGAGTCGGTAGCAGCACCACCAGAAACAAAACTGTTACGAGCAATTAACATAGAAGCCAGTAAACCGTTTGCTGCTGCTCCTGCAATAGGATCAGTACCTGATTTATCTCCAGCTACTCTAGCAGTTCCAGCATTAGCACTAAGCGTAGCTTGTTTGAAACCCGACAAGTAACCTAATACTTCTTGGTCAAACTGATCTTTAAGACGGTAACCTGCACGATCACTAGCCATTGACTCAAAGTTCACATGAGAATGTGCATCTTCAATGTCATCAATCTTAAAAGCAAAATAGTTTGCTTTATCGACAACTAGAGTGAAGTCATCATCTTGTAGGTCTTGTGGCTGTATTTGTGTGCCACGAGAATATTCTTGAACCGTTATTTCAGGTTCTTTGATAATACGTACTGTATCACCGAAATTTGCGATCTCACCAAAGTAATCACTGTTGGTAATATCTTCACATATACTAGTTTTACGAAATGCCGACTGTACTTTTTTACTGTAAATTACAGGTGAAAAGTTTCCATTCGGAAGGTTTCCGTAACCAGTTGCGGTCTTAAAAGCCATATTGGTTCCCTCCTATGATAGCTTATATCATGTAAGTTCAGGGCATTTCGCTGTTTGTTAGGTATCTGTATCTACTGTATCTTCAGATAGATAAAGGGCCAACTAGTAAAATGGTAGCCAACCTACTTCTTATTTAATGAAGTATCATACTAATGTGTGGTCATCTTAGG